CTCCTCGGCGGGCTCGTCCTCGACCTCTTCCTCGACCTCGTCGGCGGGCTCCTCCGGCTCTGCGGCCTTCGGCGTGGCACGCGACGTCGCCTTGTAGAACGACGGGTCCAGTTCAAGCTCGTCCAGGCTTTCGAAGACCCGCGCGGCGGCGCCGGGGAAGAGCACCTCGACGGCGCTCATCTCACGGCTGCCAGGCGGCTTGCCGTAGATTTCGAGCAGCCGCTGGCGCTCGTCGCGCATCGAGCGATCGACATCGTCCAAGGGTTCGACGTCGAACACCGATGCCTCGCCGTGAATCTCACGCAGCACGGCAATCTCAGCGGCGGTGACGCCGTACTTCTGGACCGTCATGCCCTGGTTGCCACCCAGGGCGAGCATGATGTTTGCCGTCTGCATGCGAGGGCTCCCTATGACATCTTGGCGAGGATTTCGTTGACCTTGGTCACCGTGGTCGGGAGGTCAGCGGCTGCAGCGAGCGGCGCGATAGCGCCGAGCGGACCGCCAAGCTGGTTGGAGTTCGCCTGCCCCAGCTGCACGGTGTAGGTCTGCCCGGCCTTCCAGGTGACGGTGCTGTTGTTGGTGATGGCAACGGAGGGCGCGTTGAACGCCACCGCGATCTTGGGGTCGCTGTAGCGGTCGCCGTTACCGACGATGACGACGTTGTCAGCAAGAGCGCCTGCGTTGGGTGCCTGGAAATCGGTCTGTGTGGTGCCCGACGGGTAGGCGACGGTCAGCACGCCAGCATTCGGGATGTCGGCGGCGAAGACGCCGTTGATGATCTTGAATTGGTTCGTGGCCATGGATGTTACCCCTGTTTAGCCTTCAGACTAACTTTCGGTGGGGGCGGCGCGGCTCGTCGCGCCACCCCCGGCTGCCTGAGATAAATCAGGTGATGTCGTACACGCCCGAAGTATTCAGCTGTTTGGCGACCATGACACCGGTCATCGACAGACCGTTGTACATGGTCATCCTGTCGTAGGGCCGCGCCGGATTGTGCTTCTTCATGCGCTGACCATCCATGTAGAGCAGCCGCAGGCCGGTCTTGCCCATGTCGATGGCGTAGCAGCGCTTGTTGAGCCCCAGGTCGTCCATCGTCGGGTCCCACTCCAGCTGCAGACCGCCGTGCTTGGGATCGGGCATCGAGCCGTCGGAGTTGCTCTCGTCCCAGCCGGTCTGGCTGTAGTAACCGTTGGTCCGAAGCTCGAATTTGTATGCGTCGATGAAGTCAGAGCCGCAGAAGTAGCGGGTCTTGGTGGAGCCATTCTTATACTTGCTGCGCTGGCGCGCTTCCTTGTCCATGAAGGTGATCAACGCGCCACCGCCAGCGGTGGCAGAGGTGATCGGGCCCTGGCCACCAGCGGCGGCATACGCGGCGGTCGCGGCGCGATTCGTCCACCAGGTGTTGGCGACACGGGAAAGATTTCCCGTGGAACCCGCAGCCGGGTTGGCGAGGATGATCGAGGCCACGCCAGCCAGCGCCTTGACGTCGGTCGAGCCGTCGCCGTGGATGAGACGGTCGAGGCTGAAAGTATAGTCGGCGCCCAATTTTTCATTTTTCTCGTCCAGCAGGTTGGCGAGCGCCTGCATTTCGCGGCCCGACATCTCGCTGGTGCGCTGGTCGGTGCCGTTCTCGATGACGTCGATGCCATCGATCTTCAATTCGGTCTGGGTCACCACCATGCCGATGAAGTGCTCCTTCCAGGGCCACTCCGTCCGCTTGGTGCCAGTCGGATTGTAGTAGCTCAGCTGGTCGTCGCCAGTGAAACCGCGAAGAGAACCGCCGCCGTAGCCGGAGCCAACCGCGAAGGATACATTGATGTTGCCGCCGACAAACTTGCCAGCAGAAGTATTGAACGCCTCAAGCATGGGCTTGTTCGCCACATCTTGTTTCCACACTTTCCCCCTATCAATGTAGGTTTCGAGCGAGGAAGCATTGATGTTGGCAACTTCGTCAGCCGTGAAGGGCATGGCGATTTACCTCAAATCACTGCACGTTCCGCTTGGCCAATTCAGCCTGGATGATCTCCATGGTGTTCTTCGGCGCGGGGCGTGCATCACCTGAAACTTGCCCGCCATTCACTGGGGTCATCGCTGGTTTGCGCGCAGGCGCGCGTGCTGCGGGACGGCTTTTGTTCACCGTCTCGTAGGCACGGCGCAGCTGGTCCTGGACCTTCTGGGGCTCCTCTGGAATGCCCTCCTGCGATTGCAGCCAGACGACTTCCTTCATGATGTCGGGCAGCTTGGCGTCGAAGTTCGGGTCGCGGCGGCGACGGTCGTCTTCCCAGCTTTGAGCAGCATTGACGCGCAGCGACCGCTTGTCGTTCAGCTGGCGGCGTTCCGCCTGCTGCTGATCGAACGAACGCTGGAACTCAACGGCGTGGGTCGCGGCGCGAGCCCGNCTGACCTCAAGCGCGGCTTCCGGGGTCATCTTGCCCCCGGTCACCATCTGCTTGAGATCGTCAGGCAGCACCTCGCCAGCGGCGATGAGCAACTTCTGCAGGGTGGGCTGCATGCGCCTGAACGCTTCCACCGGGTTGACCTTCATCAGGCCACCGATGACNAGCATGTCGGCNGCTTCCTCGGCGCTCAGACCCTGAGTGTCGAGGAAGTTCTGCACGTTGTTGTAGCGCACCGCGTCCACTTTGAACTCGTTGCGCTGGCGCAGCACTTCCTGGAAGCGCGGATGCTTGTTGAACGGGACGTCAGTGAACGCCTCGTTGTCCGGCTCTTTGGCTGTGGGTTGACGCTCCGCGCGTGGCGCGGGCTCGCCTTCGACAGTGGCTGACGAGGCCGCTGGGTCCGACGGCTTGCGCTTCGCGACGACGTCGCGGACGATCTGATAGGGATCGTCATCGGGGACCAGGTTGCTGACGTCTTTCCCAGCGGACGAGTCTGGGGTCGCAGGCTTCTCCGGCGCTTGCGCGCCGCCCGCATCGTCCACGACGGTCTTGCCGTCGTTCAACTCTTCGATTTCGGTGTCAGGGGGCAATGAGCCGCTCCTAATTTCGCAAGTCGTACACCGCTTTGTCTTACGTCACAAGACGTTGTGAACACTCAGCGCGCGAGGTTGGGTGCCATTCCGGCAAGGCCGAGCAGCGCGTAGATGATGATGATCACGCCGATGACGATGCTGACCACCTTGATCAGCTTGTTGAGTGGCTCCGGCACCGGCAGGTAGTCGCACACCCACCAGACGAGGCCGATGACGACGCAGACGATGAGCAGGTAGATAAGTGTGCCGATCATGGTGATCTCCTACACTTGGTTGGACCCAAAGGCGGGCTGGCTGCCCGCCTGTTCCGTCGGCGGGGCCGCAGGCCCGTTGGCCGCGCCCTGCCCGCCCTGGTCGCCAGGCGCTGCCGTGGCGCTGCCCGGCGGGGGTTGCGAGCCAGGAGGAACGGCGCCGCCGCCACCCATGGGGCCACGGTTCTGGGCGACGATCGCTGGCATACCCTCGGCGATGGCGTCGGTGAGATCGATGCGATCGTCCAGACGCTTGATCGCTTCCTTGGCCATCCAGCTGGGCGAGATGCCAGGAATCTGCATGATCAGTGGCGCAAGCTCCTTGAAGTTCTGCACCTCGACCGCCTGGTTCGGCTTGCCGGAGCTTCCCGCCTCGACCTCCAGGTAGAGTTCGCTGGCGATGTCGGAGAGCGTCANGTGCGGCCACAGCGCGCCGGGNCCGACGATNNTCTTGACNTGNTCCTCGGACATCTCCTTGAGCAGGATGNTGACCNCTNGAGCGNGCNANCACGGTNAGGAAGNCGTCGAGGTCATCGANCGNCGCCTGGTCGTNNNTNNNGTTCGAATTCGCGGCAATCGCGCTCTCGGTGGCGGTCGCCTGGCTGACACCGCCGAAGGTCGCCTCGGACGAGCCGACGACCAGCTGCACGTCGGTGAAGAGTTGCCCCGTCTCGTAGAGGTTGGGGTCGACCCCAGGCACCGGCACCGCCTGCAGGATTTTGGCGATGTCGGCGCCATCGGGCAGGTTGATGCCGATTGCGTCGAACGGGTCCTGCGTCCGCAGTGCCTTGACGTCCTCCTCTTCAAAAACCCCGTTCGGATAAACCCACCGGGGCCGAGCGGCTTGACGGTGTTCGCGCTGGCCCTGGCGAGCGCCGTTGTAATCCTGTTGCTGACTGCGCAACAGACGGACGTCGCTGGGCGGGAACAGGCTATTCTCGCTCTCCACGGCGTTGAACGTCAGCGCGTAGACGGGCCAAAAGTCTTCAACGAAGACGTCCGGCGAGGACGGCTTGCGCAGGAATTTGTCGTAGCCGTCACAGGTGTAGTAGCAGAGGCCGGACGGCTTGTCGTAGTGCTTCCAGACACAGACCAGGCCATTGCCTTTGTCGTTCGACGGCGTGACTTCGTTCTCGTCGTCCTTGACGTAGTTCGGCGAGTCGCTCTTGTCGTCCGGCTGCTGCCCGGTGTGCGAATAGCTGGTGTAGTTCTTCTCCAGGTCGACGCCGAACACCTCCTTCACCTGGTCACAGGTGTAGAGATATTCGAGCGTCAGGTGCCGCGATCCGATGAACCCGACAAGCTCGCGGCACAGCTTGTCGGGGATGACCCTGGTCGCCTGCGGGTAGTCGAAGATCAGGCCCTCGCGCAGCACGATCTCGGGCTCGTTCTGCAGCGCCTCGATCGCCAGCTGCAACTCGGTGATCTCGGGATCGTCGGGGCTGACCGGGTTCTCGGCGTCGAGCACCTCGTTGGACAGCGCCGTCAGGTGATCGAGCCTGGCGCGGGCGTCGGCGAGCTTCTCAGTCATCCCCGGTCGAGGTCCATACTCGCGCTGGAAGCCGATTTCGACGTAGCCGACGCCCGTGGTGCAGGCCCGCCGCACCATCATTTTCATCCCGGTTTTGAAATCGACTGGCTTCTGCTCGCGCATCGCCTGGGCGTAGAGAATCTCCAAAGTTTTACCAACTTTGTCGATCTGCTGGCGGCGCTGCATGCCTTGCTGGAAATCGGCGACGATCGCTTGCGCCTGCTGGAACGCCTGCATCATCTCCGGCGTCGGCTCCGGCATCACCGGTTCGCCGGTCGTCGGATCGGGCGTCGGCTGCGCCGTGGCGAGCATCTGCTGCGCCATTTGGATCGTCTGCATCGACATCATCAGCGACTGCGGGTTCTCGTCCCAGACGGTGAAGTCCATCGTCTCACGACGCTTCGCCACCGCCTTCGGGTTCTTGGCGTACAGGCTCGCGGTCTTGCGCTTGACGTGACGTCCGGCGATGTTGGCGACGTAGGCGTCGACCGGCCAATTCGGCATACGACCGGTGCGCGCGATGAACATGTCCTCGCGCATCGTCTTGAAGGCCTTCGCGTGGAAGTCCTTGTCGGCCTTGATGCACTTGTGGATTGATTTCACCAGCGCCTTCTCGCTATCGCTGACCTCCTCGTCCTTGGGCACGCCCATCGTCCGCTGCTGGTTGGAATTGGCAGCTGGAGCCTGGCCGGTTGGCGCAGTCGCTGGGGCCTCGGTGTCGTCCTGAACGGTGTTGCTGTATTCAGCCATTTGGGACACTCAGTACAGCCGCGCTTGGGCGGCGCGCTGCTTCTCTGCGGTGTGTTGGTCGTGCTTCTTGAGGAAGGCGAGCGTGCCCGGCAGCGCCTCGACCTTCGGCTTGACCACGCGATCGGGACCGTACTGCCGCGTCAAGCCACGCCCGATCGCTGACAACGTGTCGACAAAGTCGTCGTGCGGCGCGTTCGGGAAGCCGAGCATCTGGTCGATGGCGCGTGCCGTCCAACCCGCCCAGGCCGGGATGTGGAGCTTGCCCATGGCGCTGCGCGCGATGATCGACTGGGCCCGCTGCTGCTTGTCGCCGATGATCGGCAACTCAACGATGTTGAGGTACTTGCCAGTCTCGGCGAGGCGCTTGCGCAGGAACGGTCCGATCGACTTGGTGATGTGATCCTTCTCGGCCCACCAGACCAGTGGCCGCGTCTTGCCGGTGGCCATGGCGAGCATCGCCTCGACCACCTGGTCCGTCGGTGCTTTCTTCCAGAAACACTCGGTTAGCCAAATATCATCGTGCTCATCGACGCCAACTTTCAGTAGAACCGTGAAATCGTTGCGTTGTTTCAGGCCGACGGCATGATCAGATGCACAATAGTAGCGAAGGTCCTTCGGGAGATCCGATGGGTTGTACATCTGGATCGTCTCGCGGCGGAACAGGATACCCTCGGCGATCGTCGGGCGACCTTGGTAGAGCGCCTCGAAATTCAGTGGACCGAGCAGCGAGCGCTGCTCTTCCAGGAAGTTCAGATCAAACTGATCCGGCCCGTCCGGCCACAGCGCCTCGCCCGGCATACGACCCATCGGGTCGTCCTCCTCGGCGATTGCCGGAAGGTTGATGATCTTGATGCGCTTGGCCAGGTTCTCGTCGTAGTACGGGTTCTCGTCGGTGTTACTGTTGGTCAGCCGCCCGACTGGATCATCGGTATGCCAGCGGGTGGTCGTCAGGATCACCAACTTGAGCCCACGACGGCGGGTCATGGCGACCTTGGTCAGCCAATTCCAGGCCTGGTCGCGGATCGCCTGCGACATCGCTTCCTTGTCGTCCTTGATCAGGTCGTCCAGCACCAGGAGATGGGCGCCGCGTCCGGTTAGGCTACCGCCCCTGCCAACGAAGGAGAGCAGCCCGCCCTTGTCGGTCTGCAGGCGATCCTTGGCGGCGCCGCCGCGCCGCAACTTGTGCTCCGGGAAGACCTGGCGATAGGCCGACGAGGTCATGATGGCGCGGACGTCGGCACCGAAGTCCATGGCAAAGTCGTCGTTGTAAGTGCCGACGACGACGTCGTGCAGCGGGTGTCGACCGGAGTACCAGGCTGGCAGCCTGCGGCTGACAAGCTCGCTCTTGCCGTGCCTCGGCGCGGTCACCAGGATCAGGAAACGAATCTCGCCCTTCTCGACAAGCTCCAGCACCTTGGCGATCTTCTTGTGGTGCCGGGCAGCGTGATAGCGGCTGCGGGTGACGTCGTCCGGCGCCTCGGGGTCCGGCATGGTGAATTGAATGAACGTCATGAAGTCGTTGCGTGCTTCCAGCGCCACCCGCTGGCGACCAACCAAGCGAATCTCATGCTGCAGGCGGTTCGCCTCATCGAGCGCCGCGTTCGGATCGATGAAATCGCGGCGCTTGTGTGTGTTCGGGTCGACTGCGTACCTCACGGGCTATGGTCCAACTACCTTGTAGTGGTGGGTGATCGGGTCTTGCACGATCAGCCGCACGCGCCCGCAGCAGACATCAAGCAGGCGAAAACTGGGCTGGTAGATGTCGGCGTCGGCGGTCAGCCGTCGGCCTGTCTCGATCTCGCCGCGCTCGACCTCGGCAGCAGCCGTCTCGTCGTAGAGCAGCGGCGTCCGCTTCGCCTTCGCCTCCAGCTGACAGCCCGTCGCAGCAATGAGCCACGCCGCAGCCGCCACACTGCGAACAGGGTGGGAAACGACCATCACCGTGGCATTCCTCACAGATCACGACTCAAGCCCCGCAGGCGGACCGGCGGG